TGTACTGCTAATGGTTGAGCTGGGAATTCTGATTGCTCGTCTGATTTAGTTATGCTTGTTAAGCCTCTTGTATATAATTGTTCCCATGTTACTAATCTTGCATCATCCATCAAGAACGGAGCTGATTCAACCAATGAAGCATATAGCATTAAATCAGGACATACTTCTAAATACTCATTAGAAGGATTAGTATCTGATAGTGGTCTAGGTATTTTGTAATATGTCATATTGACAGTAGCGCCACCTGTAGGTCTTGGTGCTAACACAAAGTTATCACTTACCAATGTGTAATTTACAGGTTGACCACTTCCACTTGAGTTTGCTAACCTATAAAATTGTGATACAGTTTGAAATGTAAGGTTAATAACAGGGTTGCCATCTAAATGTATATCTTTTAATTCAAGAAAGTCTGATGGAGTTGGTACGTTATAACCACTATCCATAGTATACGTAGATTGCTGTAATGTTTGTCTTAGTCTTAAATCTCTCTGTAGCCTTTTTTCAGCTAAAGAAATAAACATAGGTATCTTTTCTGTCAAGTCTGACCTAGCTAGATAATCAGCTATGTTTGTTTTCAAGTTATCATATGATGTAAATGCTGGCATTATAATGTTCCTGGTTTTGTTCTAAAGTATAAATTCTCAGGGTCATTTAACCAAGCAAAGAATCTTTTTTGGTCAAGCACTGAAAAACCTTGCATAATCCCCTGTTTATTTAAATAGTCTATTGCTGTGTATGGTATGCTAGCGACTTTATTGCCAAACAGTTGGTCTGACCATTTAGTCTCAGCATTGTTATATTCTTTTTTGTTCTGTTCTATTAAAGCAGAGACATCTTGCTCTTGTTTAATAGTTATCTCATCTTTATCATTAAGACCAATACTTGTAGTCTTTACGTCATCCTTATGTGTTTTCATATTATCCCTTAAGGTAATGCCCTCCGAAGAGGGCAAGTCCTATATTACGTTTCGTCGCTCATCATTGCATGAGCTGCTTCGTTCTTAACTACTAGAGTATATTCTACATTAAGTAGATGTTTCTCTGAGTCACCAGTCTTAGCAAGTTTAGTTTGCTTGAATGGTCTTAAGTAAGCTACATTAGCCATACTTGGGTCAAGTACATATGAGTAGTCATCAGATAGGAATCTATCAGGTACTACAGATAGTGAACCAAAGTCTGATAAGTATACGTCTGCTGCACCAATAATAGTGGTAGCAGATGATTTAGGAGCAGCATAACGCTGTTCAGCAATACCAGCAAAAGTAGAAACTACTTGCTTATTAGCTGGAGATACTAGTAATACATCAGGTTCGCCACCAGCTGTGTATGCTTTTAGTACTGCTTCTTTTAGCATATCTTCAGTTAGTGCTCCACCAGCTGTATCGACAGTGTTAGTTGTAATCCATGATGCTAGACCACCAAGTAATCTTGCTTCAGATGTTACAGGAAAGCCAGTTGCATTGTTACCAGCATTTTGTGCTTGGTCAGACAATAGAATAGATTCCATGTCTCGTTTGATTTCAGCAGAAGCTTTAGCTAGTTGATACGCTGTTTCTGTAGAACGTCCAGCTTTATCGACTTTATCATCTGTTGTAGATACTTGGATAACTTTGTCAGAAATCTGAGTATAGTTACCAACACGAGTTGTAGGTGTTAGTGTTGCAGATACTGCATCAGCTCCCTCAACTTGTGCGTTAGCTAAGTTTACGTCAGCTAGGCTGTCTGTTTGCCATTCATGGTATGTGTTCTTAGCAGTTGATTTGCCAATTGTTGACATGAACGGTGTAGTTGTTGGCGATATGTCATAAATCGCGTTTTGTAAGTCTTCACGAATACCAATGGTATCGTAGGTTTTATATGTTGCCATTTCTTATGTTTCCTCTATAAAAAGTTTTTAAATACGCTGACTGCGTCTTCAACTGTTCCTGAAGATTTAAGTCTTCGTTTCTGTTTTGTATAGACATCAGCATTTTTAACCTTACCACGATTTTTAGTCATTCTAGGAGCATTGGTAACTTGTTTCTTAGTCTTACCTTTATTGCTCATTAGTCTGTCGTATTTCATGGCTTTATGTAACATGCTCACGTGTCTTGCGTCGTAAACAGTCGACATCTCTTGGTCACTGAAGCCCATGTCTTTTCCATAAGATCGAATGTCTCTTTTGACTTGTTCGGCCTTTTTTGTATCAGAAAACTCTGGTATTAGTTCTGTCAACTTTTTAGATTGATGAGAAATGTTTTGAGTAAAATGTTCTTGCTGTGCTGCTCTTTGCTGCATAGCTACTCTGCGTTGCTCTTGTTCTATCATTTTCATCTTACGTTGATTCTCTGTTTGCTCTGCTATTTTTACAGCATAGCCTACCGGGTCGTTCTCTTTCATGTAAACTAAGTCTTCTTCACTGTCCATGTCTTCATTCAACACTTGAGTAATTTGACTTAATTTTTGAGCATATTCGTCTCGCAACTGCATCGACTCTTGAATCTTGTTCATGTTAGCTTGTACTACTTTAGATTGCTCTGCTAACGCTTGACTCTTTTTAGTATAGTCTTTGCCCATTTGATAAGATTTAATAAGCTCAGATTCGGTTACATCTAACTCCTCACCTGCTGCTTTAACTTTGAATGTTCTCTCTGCTTCTGGTTCATCTTGTTCAGATTCCTCTTCATAGAGTTCTTCATCGTCTTCCATCTCACCTTCATCAGTAGATTCTTCTGCGTACTCTTGCTCTTCATCTACCTCTTCAGTTTCTTCTTGTTCTACTTCTTCTGCCTCAGGTTGGTCAGTTGGTGACTCTTCAGCATCGAGTATCTTTTCAAAAACCTCTTCTGTTGTTGGAGTTTCAACTGCTTCTGTTGAAGCGTCATTGATTTGCTCAGTCATATTTCTTCCTTTAATTTGATAGATAACGTCTATCACGTGTTAGCCATTTGGCTATTAATCTAATTCATCTAGTCCTAATGTTTTCCACCAATCTTCATTGGAGCCATATAGTTCTCCATTCATTTGTTTGAGATTCATATCTCCATCTTTTAAACCTTGTTCTATCTTAAGTTTAGGTGACATTAAGTAATCATTGTTAGGAAAACCATTACCTCTAACATATGTTGGTTTTTCTCCTCCTAATAAACCTTGAGAGTCTATGAATTCACCATTACCATAACTATTCATTCGTGCTACGTCTGGAACATCGCTTCTATTTATGTCAGGTTGCATTAGCTCTATATCTCTAAACGTACCGTTAGCTGTTGTTCTATAGCCAGCAGGGTCTTTTCTTACTTTAAATGTAGTTGGTACCTCGCCTTCTCCGTATGGTCCTCTTCTTTTACCACTAAACTGAAAGTTCTCTTGATAACGTGGGAATGTATCTTGAAATGCTCCACCTTCAAACTTATTCATACCATCTATGTCATAAGCCATATCACCTGCTTGTTGATTAACTCTATTCATCTCATCAATCTCAGCTTGGGAGTATACCTTAGTATTCTCTGGTCCTCTACCTCCTTTACGGCCTCCACTCCATAAAGGTTGGTTCTTACCACTTCTTATAAGTTTTACTATCTTACTTACTTTGTCTGCGTCTACTCTTGCCATTATTTTATCCTATATCCTCTAAAGTTATAATCAGGCATCTCGACGTCGTTGAAAGATTCTAAGTCTCTGCCAGGTTGGGGTCTCCCTTCCAATTGTATTCTATCTAAGTCGTATTGGCTTATTGGTGAGCCATCTAAAGTAGGTTGTCTACCTCCTGTTGGTAATGCTTGGTTGGAGAAGTCTACATCTACTGCACCTTGACCATCCCATGCTCTTCTTAACTCTTCTATCTCTCTGTTGGATAACTCTTGTAATGAGCGAGGTGGGGATAAAGGTCTACCATTGTTTAAAGTACTACGACCAACACCTAAATCATACTTACTTCTGTCTTGTCCATACTCGTAAGGGTCTTTATTAGAACCTCTCTTTTGCCAATTCTCAAGTATTTCTGTTATTTTATCTATGCTTACCTTAGCCATTATTGTTGTATCCTTCTTAACCATGCATCTTCATCCATCATCTCATCAATTGTTCCGTTTGGTTCAACTTGGTTAACTCTACCTTGTCTAATGTTATCAACCATTCTAGCGCTTGGGTCAGTTGGCCATTCAGTTTCTCCATATGGTCTAACATAATCAGGTGTCTTAGGTTTACCTCTACCTAACAGACCTTGAGCATCTATAAACTCCCCATTACCATACATATTCATACGTGGTATAGTAGAATATTGGTTAAACGAACCTGCTTGTTCACCATCTATCTTATAACCTTTTGGTGTTGGCTTAATCTCATATGGTAAGTCTTCATATTGATTTCTATACATACTATCTCTTGGAAATACGTCAAGAAACGTACCCTTTTGTACCTTGTTAGCTTTAAGTAAGTCTATTAATTTATCTAGTTTAGCCATTTATATATTCCATTTTGCTTTTTTAATCTTATCACCATCAGCTATTGACTGTAAGTGGGAGAGTATTTCGTTTACTACTTTTACTTTAATGTATGCTATCTCCCTTACATCTTTATCCTCTATGTCAGAGTTTAATATCATATCCATATGTAATTGCTTTATATCGTTCATTGCTGTTACAAAGGAATCATCATTAATGATATTACGTATTGACGATTCGACTATATTATTCTTCATTAGTATCCATCTCCATCACCGTCCAACCATGATTCGCCTTCAAACTCTCCACCTTCATCTAGCAAACCGCCTCTTGTACTACTCGTACCATTATTAGTTTGAGTACCTCCTTGTAATAAGTTAGGGTCAGTTGTCATACCTACTTCTCTACCTTTATTGCTTAGACTACCACCAAATATATTGTCTGGCATACCTTGTACTTTAGTGTAGTCTTGCCACATCTCAGCTAAGGCTTCAGACTTATCAGCATCTCCTACATCTAAGTGATTAACCTTTTCTATTTGTGTAGTAATGTAACTTAGTATAGCTTCTTTACTGTTATTCTTAGTAGCTATAGGTGTAGTATATCCTTTAGCTGTACCTGCTAACTTAAGCATACGTTGTACACCTCTTGGAGTACCTTTAGCATTCATTAGCTTTAGTAACTTAGGACTATTAAACTTACTCAATTGCACCACCTCCACCTAATAAACTAGCACCAGTTATTTGTTTACTACCTAATCCTATCTTCTTAAGAGCTTTGAAGTAACCACCAGGTGCTAACCATTCTCCACCAAATCTACCCCAACTACCAGCACTATCACCTTGCATCCATTCAGGTAGATACTCATTAGTTCGCTCTTGTATCCATGCAGTAGTCATTGGAGTATCTTCATACTCTTGTAAGAATGCATCCATACCTTTACCATCAGGTGCATCATAAGCTGCGTTTAAACCTTTAGCTGCTCCATATACATCCATAGGTAAGCCAACAACTGCTTCGGCCATACCAACAGGTACTGATAATAAACCTTCAGCTGTGCCTGTGAAAGCATCTCTAAAGCCTTCTTGCATATCGTTCATGTTATCTTGTCTCCAATAAGCTTCTTGCTCAGGAGTCATACCTTCATAACCATTACCTTTGGTTTTATCTATGTATTGTTGTTGTATATTATATTGTCCATCAAGCAGCATTGTTAGCCTTTGCCATCTTATCAACAGCAGATAAAACAGTCTTCATATCGTTATCTTCCTCTTTGTTATCTACTTCTTTCATCTTAATAGCTAACTCAATCTCTTTAGCAGATATATCAGCTTCTAACTTAGCTCTTTCTGTTTCAACTTTAAGTAAGTCTCTTGCTGCATCTATCTGTTGCTCTTTAGCTTTAAGTGCTAAGTGTTGCTCTTCCATCTGTACTTTCATCATCGCTTTCTGCATCTCTAACTCATTCTTTTGAGCATCTGTTTGTTGCTTCATTTGAGCCTTCTCCATCTCAGCTTTAGCGATAGCTTCTGCTGCTTGTACTTCAGGTGGAGATTGATTAGCACTTTGTTGAGCTTGTTGTGCCATCTGTTGAGATTGTTCTTCAGTTATTTCTTTAAGGAATTGAGCATCATCTCTCATACCAGATATATTAATAAACTTAGCTAATGTATCTCTATATTGTTTGATATCTACTAATGGGTTACCTAATCCATACTGTTGTATAATCATCTCTTGTTTAGCTAATATCATTTGTAACATACCTATCTTCTCATCAGTACCACCATTACCTAATCCAACGTTGATTGATACGTTATATAGATTCTTCCACTCTGTTGGGTCAATAGTAACAGGATTACCAGCAATAAGTAACATACGTTCTTTATCTTGGTACTTACATACAAGATGTAATATACCTTGCATAAGTTCTTTAACACCTGTGTCTGCAAAGATACGAGCCATAAGCTCTAACTTACCTTGCGATTGAGCAGTCATAGTCGCTATAGCAGTAGCTGATACATTCTGTAATACATTAGCATCTAAACCTTGGTTCATGTCATTAACACCAGTACGTTTAGATTGTACTTCGTCTAAGTATTGAAGCATAGGAAATGATTGCGCTGCACTACTCTGTACTTGCATAGGTACAATAGCAGCAGGATTCTTCATTCTTATTACTCCACCAGCTGTTGAGTTAAGTACATCATCGATGTTGACTTGTCCTTCTACTACTCCTACTCTACTATTATTCGTTAAGTATAGATTGTCTAGCATTTGTCGGGTAATCGTTGACTTAATGAATTGTAAGTCCATAGTTCTATCAGCTAATGATTGGCCATAGAATTGATGTGGAATAGGAAATGGACATAATGAATAGAATGGTACATAGTCTATCTCATCGTCTGCTAATATAGTCTTACCTGCATAACAGATTCTATGTTTAGTAGCTTCACCATTGTTATCACCTACATCTAAGTAGCATTCATAATAAGTTATAAGTTGTTGAGTCTTATCTGATGTCTCATCACCTATGTTGTAACTACCATCTCTTCTGTAGTCTCCCATAGTTGTAACATTAGCATCATCTAATGGTAACTCTTCAACTGTACCTTTATCATAGCCTAACTCTACTAACTCTGCTCTTGTAACTAATGACCTTTGACATACGAATCTAGCATCTTTTATAGATGTAGCCATGTTATCTATTAGAAACTCTTCTGTTGGTACATTCTCTATCTTAACCTTTGAGTCTTCTACGTGTCTCTTAATCTTTACGTTGTATGTTACTATGTCAGGTACCTCAATAGGTAAACCTTCTTCCATAACAGGTAGTTGCTCTTCTCTTATCTCTTCTTGTTCTACTACTTCAACGTTATCACCTTGCATGATAACAGTTAACTCTTCTAAGTCTAGTCCTTCATATGATTCTGTTACAGGTTCTTTAGCTTCATTCCAATATGCTTTAATGATACCATTCTTCTGTACTAACGCATCCCAAAACCAATTGTGTAGTAATATAGCACCATCATTATCCTTATTGAATATGTGGTTGATATAAGTTGTTACGTCTTCTGCAACTGTAGCATCTCCATCGTTTGTTGGAGTAAACTCTACTACGTCTGTTGGCTGTGTAAATACCTTCATAAGTTGAGGTAATGCACCGTCTACTGCTTCGGCTACTTCACCTGTTACTACATTACTCTTACCTGGTACCTCATTTCCATAAGGTCTACGTAAATAGTAGTCTATTGCTGTCTCTCTATCAGCATTGACTTCAGAGTTGACAAAGCTAGTCGCTTGGTCTATATTCTCCTCTATTAGTAGCTTAATCTCTTCTTGGTCCATACTTGTTATTATTCCTATGTTATTGATTTGTAACCTAATTGTTACGCGCTTGTTACATAATTTAGTATACCTATTACATATATAACTAGAGCTGTTACGTTCATAGCTATTAGACTCTTATCCTTCCATACGCATGATATATATATCCAACCTATAGTAGGTAAGACTGCAACGTATAAATTGTAAGGGTATATATTAGCAGCTGTTAAGCACATACTTAATATAATAAGCATACTGCATACAGCTTTTAGTGTGTTCAACATGTCTTCTCCTTGTTATTTTATTCTATTCTATCGCTCGTTAATGTGCTATTAGGTGTTTTACCAGTTTCATTATAGAACTTCTGTGCTTGTTCTTTAGTATCAAACTCAAACACATGACCTTTATCTGTTGAGTCGCTATAAGTACCACCATTCTTTTTTAATGATTTGTCTACTACAGCCTTGTCTTGTGCTATTTGTTTTTTTGAAGCACTTGGTGGCAAGTCATCTAACTGCTCTAATAATTCCATATCTTTTACATATACCTTTACCTTAGCTATAGCTTTTTGTATCAATTTAGCGCCTGCTACCACGTTAACCATAATTATTCCTACATATATTGATTTTTATAAGTATCATCTATTGGTTTTGACCAATCAGTATGATGTGTATTACCACTCTTGTCTATTCCTATACATAGATATCTGAATGCATCAGCAGCATGAGATGACCAATCATGTAGTGGTCTATTGTTATATACGTTTAGCTTCTCGTTAAACTCTCTACGATAGTTGCGCAGGCATTCCAAACCCTTGTTTACATTTGATGTGTTTTTAAACCATGTGCTTGGTAACGTTGCGCGAACTGCTTGTATACCATCTTCTACTGAAATCTTCTTAGCTACTTCTATTTTTAATCCTGCTTCTGTAAGTAACTCGTATCTTGTTTTACCTGTACCTAACTCTCTAACCATTACATCATGAGGTAATATGTGATTGTAGTCTTCGTATCCATTCTCTTTTAACCAACCTACATAGTGGTCTAATGATTGTCCACCATTCTCATAATAGTCCATGATTCTAATCTCACCACCTACCAATTCAGCTACCCATATGCTGGTACTATCACTCATACCTAAATCCCAACCAGTCCATTTCTGAGTCATACTTTCTGTTTCTATATCTCTTATATGGTTCTTGCTATCTAAGTCTTTAATGATTTCACCATAATATGAACCTACAATAGGTGCATCGAAAGATATCTCAAACTCTTGTTCGTATTTATTATCACCCATAGCCTTTTTAGCATCTCTTAATTCGTCTTCTGCTATTAAGCCTGTTTGACTTGCTTTGTATTCTCTTAAATCCCAATTAGGATTCTCATCATCTAATGCGTAGTCTCTTAAACCTTTAAAATGGTTCGAACCTTTCGGAGTGCCGATAAACATACACCAACCCAAACGATCCGATAAAGCAGGTCGTATAACTTCATTGAATAGACTAGGATTAACGTCACCAATCTCGTCAATAACACAACCATCAAGATAAATACCACGAAGGGAATCAGGACTATCAGCACCATACAGTGAGATACGTCTTCCCATAAAGTCGACTCTAAGCTCCGATGCTCTAACTTCCGCTCCCAACGGTCTCGTATATTCGACAAGGTACTCCCATGCAATCCTCTTAGCCTGTCCATAGGTCGGAGCGATGTAAGCAAATTGAGGTTTATTTTTATCGCATTTAAGAGCTGAGTGTATAAGTTGGTTAATCGCTGCAACTGTCTTGCCCATCCTTCGATGACAGACTGCCACCACAAACCTACTATTATGCATTGCTCTGTGAATTTCTTTTTGAGGCGCTCTAGGCTTATAACCTGTTTCAATGACCTCACTCGTCGATTCCTGTTTTGACGACAATTGTGATTGGTTGGTCACTGTCTCCTGTGATTGTTTGTTCTGCTTTTCCATCTATTCTATCTCCAAGTTCCTTAATTGCTGATATATCTCCATCTTCAGCCTTTCTGAATAGAGCTTCAGCTACTCTGTGGATACGTTTGTAGTCTTCTTGCACAGCTAGTTTTTTAATGGTTTTACCCCATACTCTATTCTCTTTGCTGCTATTCTTATTGCCTTTTGGAGGTCCCATTGTATTTCCTGTGTATAAGTGGAGGGTTTTAAACTGACCAGGAGAAGGAGTCAGTCCCTCCGATTGAATTAGTTGAGGACTTAAGTCGTCCTCTGAACTTTATTACTTGTTACATACATACATTGTTACTTCAAAACCAAATCTCATCTCTGTTGCTTGAGGCTGTGTCCATTTCATAATAATACCCTTTATATAAGTTTAATTATACAAAGCTCAGTAGGGAGATTGCTCAAGCCTACCTTGATTGCTCCTTAAAAGACACAATAACGCATATGTCCTTTATAGAGCTGTAAAAAATCACATAAGTGGTTGATTTAGCACCTATTTTAGATTACACCAGGTGACCTCTCGTGCATCACCTGATCCGTAATAGTAACATGCATCGACATGTAGCCTGTGTACACTGAGTTACTGTATCTCGCAGCTAGTACCTACACATGCCATAGTTTGCGCACCTTCTGTGTTGTCATCGTCCTCAATTAACTCTGAAAAGTTGATATTGTTAGGTGTTTCTTTTTTAAGAGCCTCATAATCCTCTTTAGTACACTCTTGATACGGTGCTTGTACATATGAATGATCTGAATGAGGTAGGAAACTAATACCTGATATTTCATCAAAGTGTTTATATACCCATGCTCCAACCTCTAACCATTCTTCATCTCTTACTGATATAGTAACTGATGGTTTATGCTCACACCAATGACGTTGATAAGTTAGCCATAACTCTAACTGCTCTAACGCTGTTTTATCATTACGTGTAATACATCCTTTAGGCGATTTAATTGGGAATGAGAATACTGCAGTGCTTTCAGGCCTATATTGCTCATCTTCGACATGTACACCTTTCTCTTTAAGAAACTCGTATATAGCGTCTTTCTTATCCATTCTAATTGTTCTAACATAATAATCGCTATGTCTAGTGTGTATACCTGAAGCGCTATCCACCAATTGCGATACCGTCCCTGAGGGTTTGACGCAAGTAATAGATGCAGATACTTGGACATCAAGCCGCTTCGCATATTTCTCATTAGTTCTTCTAGCAACATCTCTCATCTCCTCTAAAAATTTAGGGTCTGGATTAGACATCATTTTGTTATCCATAATCCCTGTTAATGATACACCTAACAACCTCTCAGCTGTCGTGTTAGTTTTCCATTCATGACTTAAAAATTGAAAGTTATCTAGTGTTGATTGAAAAGTACCTAGTATTGTAGCTAATTTAACTTTTTCTAACAATGTTTCTTTAGTATCATTAGCTCTTACAACTACCTCAGATAAATTACAGAATTGCTTATCACGCAATATAATCTCAGAACATGGGTTAGTACCATAGTTTAACGTAGCGTCTCTTCTACCCCATTTAGCTGCTTGCTTTTGTGATGCAACTCTATTAAAGATACCTCTTTCTCCAGACTTAGACTTTACTAAAGCTAACCACTCTTCAATAAATACTTCTGAGTCAGGTTTTTCAGTGTAAGCAACAGAGTTATTAGCTAAACCTCTCCAAGCAAAGTCGTTATACCATGCTCCCATCTTAGCTTCTCTCATTCTCTTATCAGTAAGATTAGATAAAGAAATTAAAGCTGATCGTCTAACTCCTCCAACTACAACAATTTCACCAATCATACATACAACGTCATGTACTTCTATAGATGTTAGCTTTCTACCTCTAGCATTAACAATTGTATCTCTTGTGAAATCAAATAGTCTTTTTAATGGTTCAGGACCTGATGCACGTCCACCAAATGTCTTAAGTCTTTCTCCTGCTTTTCTAACTCTAGAGTAGTCCATGGTCGGTATGTCACCTTCCCATAAACTAGATAGAAGTTTACGATACGCCTTCGCCCACCCAAGTTTGCTGTCGCCAACAACAATAACATCATCGCAATCGTTAACGCTCTCTGGTATAGCTGGTAACTTATCAATCTCTTGTCTTTCACAACTAAATCCTACTCCCGTGCCATTCATTAATATATATAAGCACTCACTGAATGCTCTCTTATTGTTGATAGCCATATAGCTACAGTTATAAGCAGCAATGTTATCTCTCCTACATGCTTCTCCTGCAGACATCATTAAACGCATAGATGGCATAATATCTAAGTTTTCTATTGCTTTGTGTAGTTTTGGAAGCTCTGCTGTGATTTCTGGTGAACTTTCTTTGATGTAGTTGATTAACCTATCAACTGTTTCTGACCATGTCTCTCGTCTTTTTTCTTCTGGTAGATAACGAGCATATCTACTTGCTGCTATTAGTTTTTGATACGTGTCCATTGTTTTCCTTTATGATATGTCTGTTATAAATGATTGCCATCTGTTTTTTACTTTAGCCCAACCCTCAACGAGCAAAACCCAATTTGCTTCTCTTAAATGTGGAGTAAATTCAGAATCAGTAATCTTCTTAATACGTGCATTTACATTACCTTTAGTAGTTACTTGTATTGCATGCGTTTCTCCTTTTGTTGTGATACCTAATATATCAAAGTTCCATAAGTCTTGTCTAATTCTAGCGAAGGCGTTCCACCTTTCAACAACCTTCACTAGAGAATAGTCTCCACTCTCCCTCATTCTTTTTAAAGTCCTTTGTGTAGGTGACATTAAGCATCTCCAATATCATCAACGAATCTATCAGGGTCATTAGGCTTAGGTAATACATTACCATAACCATCTTCTTTAACTACATCTTCTTTACGTTTATCAATGTCTTTTTTTATTGTTTCAAATTGTCCTTCACTAGGATGACCAGCAAAGACTGCATTCCATGCTTTCTCTAACTCCTCATCACTAATGCTTTTTGGTCTACGACCACTTCCTTTTCCCATAGTATTATTCCTCTATAAATTTAGGTTTTTGAACTCCTACGAAACCGCAGGACTGTTTATCTGTTGGCTCAAAATCAAATGATGAATCACTATTATGACCAATAGGCATATATAAATAAGCCTCTTGCTGACACATCATAATCTTTGCATTGGTACAATTATCATTGTAATATTTCATAGCATGGTCACAGTTTACAAAGTTACTAACGTAAACTAAATCATCATATGAATCAGTGTATGATACTGCCATTACAAAATTACCAACACCAACCTTACTACCTTTCTCTTCAGCTACAAGAGAAAATGCTAATAAGCCATAGACTAATATAATGATAGCTGCAAAAATAAATGTAAGGCTTGATGTACATACTAAACCAAACCATTCTTTTACTTTTCGTTTTTTAGCTTCTTTATTCTTAATCCAAGCTTTTAATTCTTTTCGTTGTAATTCTTGAGTCTCTTTCCATATACGTATCTTTTCTTGATTTTTCTTATACTCTCTAAACGCTTTGTTTTTATACCCTAAGTAAGCCATTATCCAATCTCCTTTAAAAGTTTTTCATGTAAGTCCCTTTGTTTACCATACTTATTTTCCCATGTTTGTTTACCAATAGTGTGTATACCTTCTTTGCCTTGATGGTGGTAGTGGCAGAGAGGAATTATATCCTTATCTTTCTTACCCATGCCCGTCT